GCTACACCATTTAGATTAGTGGTTCCGTTAAAGTTAATACCAGTTAGATTCTGAGTCGTCCCGTCAATTGCTATACTCATTGATCCTGTAGAGATGGCATTGAAGTTTGCGATATTTTGTTGTGTTGTATTTAGTATTTCACCTAAGTTCTGGCCTGAAGTAGCAGTCCTTAACCATCGACCGATCATACATTGGGATGGTTGTGGGCTTTGGCTGAAATACAAATTTGCAGCTAAATACTCAGGTGCTGTTGCTCCAAATACAGAGGCTACTTGCTCTATACTTGAAAACGTTTGATATCTTTGTAGACCGTTTATTACGTTCGAGTCACCAGCGATCATTAATATGCCGAAGTTTCTACCCACGGCAGCTAATGCGCTTAAGTTAACTGTTACGCTTACAAGATCTGATACTGAAAGCATTTTAAAATCCTTTCAATGAGACCGCTAAAGTGCGTAGCGCAGCTTCAGACGAGCCTGATTTAATTTGTAGAAAGTTAACGCCATAGAAGTCTTTCGGATCTATTGCGCAGTATTGTCCCTGAGCTACCGTGTAGCTTAATAATGTTCCTGATGTGGTGCTATGTACTGGATAGAAATTTGTTCCATCTACTGATGCTAAAAACGTAAGCGCAGCTCCTGAAAAAGCGGCCGGTAGTAAAACTCCACAGAGAGTAAAACCACCACAGTTAATTGTAGAACTTACTTGTGAAGAGCTTGCAATTGTCGCAGGATAATTAGGATTAAAACTTCCCTGATAACTTTGATAATAATTAGTTAACATAACTTTCCCCTAGTCTTGAACTAGCCAAGGAGTCGTCACTACGTCTACCCCTGGTGAATTCGAATATATTGTTCCACTCGCACTTGCTACCGTCAATATAGATGGGTAGTTTCTTTGTACTTGTCTGCGTAAGAATATGCTTAATACCATCCTGTTAAAAAAACGCTCATTGATCAAGTCTGGAATATGTCTAGCTTCACTCGTATATGCGAAACCCATATTACCAGACTTTAAGACTTCTAAGTTTTGTTGGATCTGAAATCCATCACGAATAAGACCAGCATTCTCTATTGCGTTAGGCCCATAGATAGACAACTGAAGCTCTAATAGTTCTTGTCTTAAAAGTATCTGAACAGGCGGGTTTGAATTATCTGGACCCAAGTAGGCGTTCGCATCAGGTGTATTTACAGTTATTCCAAAAGCCAACCAGTTAATACAAATATCAGGCTGTTTTGGAGGTGCTATCTGCCAGTTTGGCCTTACTAGTGTTCCATCAAAGCCTGAAACACCTACTAATATCGTTTGAATAAACTGATTAAGTGTATAGCTCTTCGGAAGAGGTGTGGCCGGAGACGGTTGAGGTAATAAATAACCACCAGTAGCGCTTGTGTTCATGATGGTAGCTCCTGAACACAGAGTCCTTCACAATATCCTCGACCATAATTCTCCCAATCAAATACAGTTTGAACCTGATATCTCTTATTCTTGAAACATAAAACTGAGGTGTATTTACCGGTGTCGTTTGCTATTATTTCACCTTTAATCCAGAAGCTAGAAAGATTAGCTACTCTTAGTGCTTCAGGTATTCTTTGAATAACTCTTCCGGAAGCTGGCTGAACACTACCTACAGTTTTTATTGAAGTTTCTTGAAGTATATTCTCACCCAAATAATTAATTGCGGGAACTCTATTAATAAGAGTAACTTCATCTACGAAGTCTGGATCTGTTAATAAATCAGTGACATCGATTTGAGCCACTATTTATTCTCTCCCTTAACCAAATAGGTAATTGCATTTCTCATCTGACCGGTAACTATAAGTGCTTTTGTTCCAGCAAAGCCTTGTGCTTTTCGAGCTGCAAGGGTCGCCTCTGAGGGAGGTTTAATCCCCTCTTGAGAGTTAATAACTTTCTTAATCGCATTCGAAGCAATAATACCCGCCCTATTATAATAAACCGATAGAGCATCAATACCCTGTGAGAATGATTTCTGAACAGCAAGTTTAAATTGCTCCGCTATCTCTGGTTGAGCCTTTTTAATTCCAATAGCCATCACCGGACGTTTTGGAATATTATTTAAGGGAGATCCAAACTCGTTAATGGCCAAGAGGGTTGCGTTATTAATTGCTCCATCAGTACGAGCAGTCTCCTCTTGAGGTATCCCAACTAAGACAGCATCGCCTTTAAATGACTTCACAATCTTATTAAAATTTTCAGTGAAGTCAGATGTTACCGTCATCTTAGGCTTACTCATTGAAGCCTCGATTGGATATTACTTACTGGAAAGCTTCCGTTAAGCTGAATAGCGCCCGCTCCGAATAACATAGCTAGTCTATAAAATTGCTGACCATAGGTTGTTCTATTCCACCAGCCAGCATCTTTTTCAGTTGTTGATGCTGAGTCATAACTTACACTAACTGAGCCTACTGTCTTCTGACTTGCTATTCCACCACTAGTACCTGGAACTCCACCATTAGCAGAACTCTGAGCATTCTGAGCGGCGATAGTAATCTCATGAGCCACATATAGCTGAACCCCCTGAGTTACCATACCCCTCCAGATATTAGGTAAAACCTGTTGCTCAGCTATAGTGGCCCAAAAAGTAATCATCTCCGTTGGATAAATAACAGTGCTCTGAAATTCTGGAAATGAAGTTCTAAAAGAAGGAATATCCATTACTTATTTTTTCTTTCCTCTTTTAACAGGTTCTTGATGAACAACTTCCTGCTTTATTTCTTCTTTATCTTCTTTTTTAACAACTTCAACCTTAGCGGGTGAAGGATGAACTAAAACTCTTTCAGAATACTCAGATATTAATGCGGCATCTTTCATCTTCTTAAAGAAGTGATGCTTCTCCACGTGCTCAGGCACTTCATGTACTCCCTTAGCATAGAGATTTCCATCAAAACCTGCGGCCTGTTTAAATAAATATTTCATATTAAAACCTTTCTTTAAATTCCGTCTGCGTACTGAATCGTTTCAGGATAAACGAATTCAACTTGACCAAACGCCCACAAGTAAGGAGCTGTGAATCGAATCCCTTGATAATAAGCAGTCTCACGACGTATAGGAACCATTGGGAAACGAACCTTATCCTCTTCATTTGTGTAAGCAACCATTCGGTTTACACCAGAAACGCCAGCACCGGTTAACCATTTAACAGGGTTAATGTCTAATGCTTTTCCGTTAACTTGTAGAGATATGGAGTTTTGTTTTAAGAATTCTAATACAGAAACGTTACCGGCAGAGCTTACCTTTTGTGATGCGATCAAGGAAAAGTTAGCTGGAGGTAACAATAAAGATCCAGGACAAACGGCAAAACCAGATGCTGACCATGTGCTTTCTATCAATGTATTAACGTCAGCGAGCATCTCATCAGGAGTTTTTTGACTCCATAGAGGAGATCCAGAAAGGCCGTTAGCTACTGCATTTACAGTAACAGAAGAGTTGTTAGCAAGACCAGTTGCGCTTACATCGCTCGATCCAACATATACCATTTGATCGGTGTTCATTTGATATAGGGTGTTCATAGCATTTATCTTTTGAACATCAATCGGTTGTCCCGTTAATTGAGATCTTTCAAGCTCAACTGAAGTATAACTAACTTCACGAGCTAAGAGCCTTAAAGGCGTTACAATCTTTTGACCGTTAACACTTACGCCTTCAATAGCCGTTGATTCAGCACTGATCCATGGCATATTACCGCCACTTGATCCACCGAGTACGTTTAAAGAACCGCCTGCGGCAAATGCTGATTGAATGAATGAGGTACTTTCCTCAGACATCGTAATTCCAGGTCGGAGTTTAATATCTCGTCCCCAGCTAACGCTTGTTAGTGGTAAATAAAGTCTCTTATCAAGATTTTCTAATTGGTTTATGTAATAAGCGAGAGCAGAGTCTCGTGTTTTAAATCTACGTTGGTTCATTTTATATTTCCCCTTTTAAAAAGTTTTTAAAGTTATCGAGCAATCCTAAGCTCTGCGTTTCCGAAAGCATCTACACCATCACTAGCCCACTCAGCTTGTGCGGCAGTTAATGCGACTGCGTTACCACCATCAGTACCATCAGCTCTAAAAGCTCCAACAGCAACAGAGTCAGCAGTAACTTGAACATAAACCGTTCCGCCTCGGGCTGGTGTACCGGCAGCACATACAACACTGACATAACCTCGAACACAAAGACCTACTGGAACGGGAGAATAAGGAGATCCACCGAATGAGGTGTCAGATCCAGATCCACCGATTGCAGGAACTTCACGAATTAAAACACCGGCAAAAGCCGTGGCTGCTTCACTGCCAGTGAATTGCTGAATACCACCAGATACGTATTTCATTGGAATACCGAATGCTGATGGAAATACACCGCTAGCTGCTACTAACATTGCAGGTTCAACGTTTGACTCGTCAGTACGAGTTACATCTCCTGGAACACCGTTAGGAGCCTGGAATAAGTAAGAAACATCTTTTGTTTTAACTTTACGAAATTCTTTCATTTTATTTCTCCTTTAAGCTTTTTTATAAAATTTAGCGTTAATTTCATTCATCTTCTCTGCTGTAATAGGACCTTCGTTCTCTAAACTAGAGCTATAGTCCTTAGTCTTTTTAGTTTTGGAAAGATCAGCTGTGCGAGAAGCTTTAAGAACTTCAGAAGCAGCGTTAAAAATAATATCCACCTTTTCAGCGGAATCATAAGCAACGGCTTTACCTTTTGTAATAAGCTCTATGGCTTTTTTGCCCTCTTCTGTTTCAAAGGCTGCTTTTAATGCTTTAACTTTAATATCTTTTGATTTCTTAATACCAGGAGCTAAAATCTCAGCCCTCGAGAGGGTATCTTCATCACCGACCATTGAAGAGTTTTCAAAATCATCGTCTTCAGACTCTTCGTCTTCATCTTCTGATTCCATATCCTCGTCACCGGCTTTTTTATCCATGAGTTTTTCAACACATGTTTCTAATGCTTTAAGACGATCTTCTAGACTGGATGGTTCGTCCTTAGCGTCGTCTTTTTTCTCTTCTTTATCGTCGTCTT